GCCGATGAAGTCGATGCGCTGCACTTCGCCGGCCGCGGGGTGATCATGTTCGACGCGGACCACCTGTTGGCCCTGCGGCGTCCGTGGTTCTTCGAGACGATCAACCAGAAGACGCAGCAGCGCACGGCGTGCATGGACACCAAGTTCTGCTACCGGCTGCGCGCCGAGGCGTATGCGCAGGTGTGGGTGGATACGACCATCCGGGTGCGGCACCTGCACGCGTTCCAGATCGACGACACCTTCGCGGATCGCTTCCAGGACTACGCGATGCCTGGCCTCGGCGACCCTGAGATCTGTAACTTCCGGTCAACTGCGGCAGGAGCTCCGCTGACGGCGGCCCAGTGATCTCAACACTGATCACGGCGCCCGCGGCCGACGCGCTCGACTGGGACGACGACATCAAGCCGCACCTGCGCCTGGACTCCGACGACGAGGAGACGCGCGTGATGGACGGCCTTGTGCCGGCCGCGACCGATTGGTGCGAGAGCGCTACCGGCCGTCAGCTCGTCAACGCCACGTGGGCGTTCCAGTTCTCGGGCTTCGCCGATGCGTGCTTCGCGGCCAAGCAGCTCTGCAAGTACGCGCCAGACACGATCCTGGTGCCGCGGCCGCCGCTCGTCAGCGTGACGTGGGTCAAGTACTACGACACCGCGAACGTTCAGCAGACGTGGGGCACGAGCAACTACACGGTGAGCACGCTGGCGGGTCCGAAGTGCGGGCCTGGGTGGATCCGGCCTGTGCCTGGCGTGAGCTTCCCGAGCACGTACGTGCGCCCTGACGCGGTGGAGATCAAGGCCGTGTGCGGGTACGGCGCGGCTTCGACGTCGGTACCTGGCGGTCTGCGCTCGGCGATGTTGTTGCTGCTGGCGGACATGTTCGAGAACCGCGAGGACTCGATCTCCGGGACGATCATCAACACCGTACCGACGACGTCTAGGGTGCTGGCGAACGGCTACCTGGTGACGGTGTGACATGCGTGCTGGGCGGCTCGATCGCCGCGGCACCCTGCAGCGCGCGACCACGGCTCCGGACGCTGCAGGCGCGCCCGTCAAGACCTACGCCACCGTCACTGGCGCCTCGAGCATCGCGTGCGGGTACGAGGCCCTGGACCCACACGAGACGGCCGAGGAAGGCCAGGAGCGTGTGGCCTGGTCCGAGGCCAAGTTTGTCCTGCGATGGACAGACGACTTCACGCCGCGCGCGTCGGACCGCCTCGTGGTGACGGATCACGGCGAGACGCGCACGTACGACATTCTGGGCGTGACCCAGCCGTCGGGGACGCGTGGTCGGACGTGGGAGCTGCGCTGCCGCGCGCGGTCGGACGCATGAAGGCCGGCGTGAAGATCACTGGCATCCGCGAGGTGCAGGACGATCTCAAGCGCATCGGTCGCATCGCAGGGCGCGAGCACCTGCTGCCGGCGCTCTACGCGGGCGGCGCTGTCGTGCGCGACGAGATGCGGCGCATCGTGCGCAAGAAGAGCGGCGACACGGCGGACAGCATCGCGGTGCGGCCGCTGAAGGGGCCTGGGAACAACGAGTACTTCGCGGCCGTGCGAGTGGGCCCGGTCGGAGCCGAGAACAACCACGTGGCGCGGCTGCTGCAGGACGGACATCTGCGCAAGAACCTGCGCACGGGCAACGTGAGCCACATCCCCGGCTATCCATTCGTGGACCCCGCGGCGGACGCGAAGGGCGACGAGGCGGCGGCAGTGATTGAAGCGGCGCTGTTGCGTGACGCTGGGCAGGCTGCGTAGTGGCGCACTGTGGCACGGCGATCTACGCGCGCTTGCTAGCGACTGCCGGCGTGACGGCGCTCGTTGGCGCGGCCGGCAACGCGCGCATCTATCCGGTGAAGCTGCCGCAAAACCCGACGTTCCCGGCGGTCACGTACGCGCAGACGAGCCAGGAGCGGCAGAGCACGTTCACGGGGCCCACGGGCCTTCCGGGCGATCTGTACGCGTTCGACTGCTGGGGCGGGTACGACGCAGCGGGGTACACGCCGGCGCGGAACCTGGCGGACGCGGTGCGCGCGGCGTTCGATGGCGTCGAGAGCTGGAGCGCGGGCGGCGTGACCGTGCAGGCGTCGTGGGTCGAGGGCGGGATGCGTGACATCTGGGAGCCAGACACGAACGTGCACCGCGTGGTCCTCGATGTTCGGCTGTATTGGAACGAGGCCTAGGGCATGACCGACGCGCTGACGGCTGGCCTGCTGGCCCTGCGTGCGACGGCGCAGGCTCAGGTTGCGCAGTGCGACGCCCTGATCGCTGGCTTGCGTGAGTCCATCCAGGATGCCGTCGAGATGCCAGAGGGCGGCCCACAGCGCAAGTGCCCGGCCTGCGGCGAGACCAAGTACCAGGACGACGGCGGAGGCGGCCTGATCGTCTGCGGCGCGTGCAACGCCAACCACAAGGACGGGGAGGTCGTGCCATGACGAAGTACGTGGTGCTGGTCGGGTGCAACTACCCGGTGGACGGTATGCAGGTGCGTCGCGAGCCGGGCGTGATCGTGTCCGAGCTGCCCGAGGCCGTCGAGGCGGCGCTGCTGGAAATGGGCGCGATCAAGGACGAGGCCGAGTTCGAGCCGCGCGACGCAGCGCCTGCGGCGGCAGAAAAGCCCGCGCAGCCGGCGATCAGGCTGAACAAGAACAAGCCGCGCGTCGAGCGCGAAGGACAGGAGTAATCACGTGGCTCGTGTACACGGCAGGCTTCGCTACGTTGCGTTGGACAATCCGGCCGGTTCGCTGGTGGACATCTCGTCCATCCTGAACAAGGCCGACTACGACTCGGACTCTGATCGTCCAGAGACCGGCACATTCGGCCAGGACGGGATGCGGTACGAGAAGCTGGGCCTGCGCACGGCGCAGATCAGCATGAGCGGATTCCTGGTGCCCACCACGTCCAAGCTGCACGGCAGGAACACGTCGCTGCTGCTTGGAGCGTACGACCTGGCCGCCGACTTCGACAACGGCACCATCACGAAGAACATCGACCTGCCCGAGACGCAGGGCTTCGGGGAGAGCTGGAAGGCCCGCGCCGTTGCCGGCAACCGTGACGACAGCGCGTCGGTCGAGGGCTTCCACAACGCCGCGGCCAACGCGAACTTCGACCGCATCCGTGCCGAGGCGGCCGCCGAGTCCGGAGTGGTGCTGTCGGTCGGCTACAACGGCTTCGCGATCGGCTCGCTGGTGGACTTCGGCGCGCTGGCCGTTGACAAGCTCACGTTGCCGGGCGATCCGACCAGCGTCACGCGCACCACGCTCTCGGCGAAGTACGACAACGGCTGCTTCCTCGGAGTGTCCCTCCACGCGGTGACGGCGGAGACGGCTACCGCGGACGCGACGGCCGTGGACGAAACGGCGTCTACGGCGAACGGAGGTGTGGCCGCGCTGCACATCACGTCCGTGTCGGGGTCGGGGTCTATCACAGTCAAGGTCATGCACTCGACCGACAACGTCTCGTTCACGGACCTGGGCAGCTTCACGGCGGCCACGGCGATCGGGTCGCAGATCATCAGTATCGCCGCAGGGACGACCGTCAACCGCTACGTGCGAGCGTCGGTGACGGCGTTCTCGGGCTTCACGTCCGTGACTTTCCAGGTGTCGTTCATGCGGCGCGCGTACGCCCAGGCTGGCAACACCGGCAGCATCCGCCACTTCAACTCGCTGGTGCAGCGCAGCACAACGTCCACGTTCAACGTGGGCCCGAGCAGCAGCACGACCGGCGCCGAGAAGCTGAGCGGCGAGTGCCGCCTGTCGAGCCTCACGACCACGTTCACGGAGAACGGCGTGGACACGTTCAGCGCCACGTTGATGTCCGACGGCACCGTCACCGAAGGCACGTTCTAGCGCTGGTAATTCCTCCCCGCCCGGCTGGTCGTGAGGCCCCCCGGGCGGGGTTCATCGAAAGGGAGCGCGTGGAAGATCTGGAGATCACGTTCGGCGGCCGTACCCGACGGGTGCGGCTGACGTTGGCCGATGGCGCGGCGTTGCAGTCGCAGTTCGGGTTCAAGTCTGCCGAGAACTGGCTGGTGACGGACGTGCTCGGCGTGATCCCGCATCTGGCGACGACGAACGGCGGCGTGCTCGAGGCACAGACGCACGTGTTGGCGCTGGCGATCAACCGTGCGGCGGGCGCGTCGAGCAAGGTCACGGGCCCGCAGGCGATGCAGTGGGCCGGCGACTTGCTGGACCAGATCGCGGCGAAGCAGGCGCTGACGCCTCCGGACGAGTCCATGGACGACGCCTGGAAGCAGGTGTTGTGGACGGTGGTACGCGCGGCGTTCAAGTCGGGCTGGCCGAAGCAGCGGCCCGTGGACCTGGACGAGCACCACAAGGAGCTGCGGCGGCTTTTTTTCGCGAAGCGGCTGGAGGACGCGCTGGAGCCGACGACGGACGAGACGACTCCGGAGACTTCCACGCCGTCACAGCCGAACTGCGTGGCGGCCGCTGGGTAGACCTGGCGGAAGCGCTCGTCGAGCACGAGCGGCTGGCGTTCCGGCTGGGCTTCAAGCCACGCGAGGTGGACAGGCTTACGCCGGCTGAGGTGTGGGCGTACCGAGACGGTTGGGTCTGGCGTGAGTCGAGAGCGCTCCAGACGCTGGCCGTGATGGAGCACTTGATGCCGCGCTTCTCGGGCCAGGCCCCAGCGACACCGGACCTGGCCGTGGCCATGGCTGCGGGCGTGTCTCGGGCTCACGATGTCGGCCAAAGGCACAAGGTCGAAGCTCTGCTCACCATCGAAAACTGGCTGACGCACGACCTGCACGCAGCGCCAGTGGTCGAGTGCGAGGGCGACGAGTAGGCCATGGCCCGCGCAATCAGCGTCATCCTCACGGCCGACGGCAAGCAGATCAAGGACGTTGTCGGCAGCACCGTCAACGAACTGGAGAAGCTGAACAAGGCCGCCGACCGCATGTCGGAGAAGCTGAGCAAGGCCGACGGTGGCGCCAAGGCCATGGCCGTGCTCGAGGCCGCTGTCAATAAGCTGGGCGGCACGTCCGAGCTGACGGCCGCTCAGATCTCAATCGTCAAGGAACGGCTGGAGCGGTTGTCCAGCATCGGCGCTACGGTGCCGCCGCAGTTCGCCAAGCTGAAGCATGAGATGGACCAGGCCGCGGCCGCTGGCCGCGCCATGGGAGCCGCCACGGGCGAACTGCAGGGGCGCGCGCAGGGCCTGGCCGGCGCGCTCGGTCCACTGGGTTCGTCTCTGGCAGCCGTCGGGCCTGCTGGGCTTGCGGCTGCGGCCGGCATCGGGGCCGTGGCGCTCGCCGGCGGCGCGGTGATCGGCGTGCTGAAGGACGCCGTGCAGCAGGCCGTTGGCTTCGGAGCGAAGTTTCAGGAGATGGCCGACAACAGCGATGTCGCAGCATCGAAGCTGCAGGCGATTGCTGGGGCGTCCGGCATCGGCATGGAAGGCGTCGCGTCCTTCACGGCCGGACTCAAGAAGCTCAACATCGAATTGCTGCAAGCGGACGCTGGCCCGAAGTTCGCGCAGCTCGGGCTGTCGGTCAGGGACCTGCTGGCGCAGTCGCCAGAGGAGCGCTTCGCCGCTGTGGCCCAGGCCATCACGGAGCTTGGTACGGACGCCGAGCGCGCGGCCGCGTCGCAGGAGCTGCTGGGCAAGGCGATGCCGCTGGCGACGCTGCGCGACTTCGCCGACATCCAAGAAAAGATGGCGCGTTCCAACGGCCTGGGCCTGACGCTGGACGACGGTACGACGGCGCAGCTCAAGGCGCTGAGCGACGAGGCCAAGGTCCTTGGCCAAACGTGGGACGCGCTGCTTGTCAACCTCGGGGCGACCATCGCGACGTCGCCCGGTGTGCAAGAGGGCCTGACGGGCATCACCGACACGCTCGGCGACGTGAACCAGTTCATCAAGGACAGCAAGGGCCTCATCCAGGACCTGGGCACCGTGGCGGTCAATGCATTCGGGTTGATCGCGGCCGCGATTCGCGAGGCGGCCGGGTACCTGTCGCTGTTCAGGGACTCCGCCATCGCGATCGACACGCTGTACAACGGCGGCCGCATGTTCGCTGGTGGTGCGGCGAGTGCGAAGCCTGACAAGAACTTCGGCGCACAGATGCAGGCCAACCTGTCGAATCCGTTCGGAGGTGGCACGCAGTTCCCGTTCACGGCTGGCGGCGGTGGTGGTGGGTTCCCGTTTCCGGCTGGAAGCACGGAGAGCGTCGGAGTTGGCCACGCTGGGACCTACAAGAGCGAGAGTCAGCGCGCCCTGGAAAGGGCGGAGGCGGCCAAGCTCAAAGCCGAACGCGAGCGCGCCGCGAAGGCAGCGCAGGCCGAGCAGGAAAAGCTCGACAAGTACACGGTCGAAACAGCCGACGCGATGACGGCGACCATGGAGAAGTACGACCAGCTCTGGTCGTCGCTGGCGGGCTTGAACGCGGGCCAGGTGCAGAAGCAACTGGAACAGATCGGCGACATGTTCCAGGGCAGGCTCGCTGCCGGCGCAGTGCTCAGCACGTCGGAGCTGGAAAAGCTGCGCCTGAAGCTTTTCGAGCTGCGCAAGGTATCTCCTGAGGCGTTCGATCGCGCACTCGAAGGTCACGCCGGAATCGGCGGAATCCTGGACGCGTCGGCCGGAACGGTGAAGTTCGCGGACGGTGGCGGCGGCATCAAGCGCGACGATCTGGCCGCTGACAATGACCGCGAAAAGGCAGAGGCGGCGCAGGAGTTCATCAACTCACTGAACGTGGCGTCCGACGGGCTCGAAGGGCTTGGCCGCCAGATCGGCGGAGTGGCCGGAGCCATCCTGTCATTCGGTGGTGCAGCCGTCGGCACCTTCGCAAACATCAAGGCGTTCCAGGCCAATGGCGGATTCGCTGGCATGTCGTCCACCCAGAGGGTACAGGGCGCAGCTTCTGGCGCGGGCGAGTTGATGTCCATCTGGAAGGACAACCGCCAGAACATGAGCGCCGCGGGCGGCTTCGCCAACGGCGCTGGTCGAGGCGCGAAGGCGGGTGCCGCGTTCGGTCCATGGGGAGCGGCCATCGGCGGCATCGCTGGCGGACTGGCCGGGCTGTTCTCCGGCAGCGGCTTCCGCAGGATGGCAAAGGACGCTGGGAAGGTCCTCGGCGTCGAGATGACGAAGGAGCTGGCCCAGGCCATCGACGCGACCAAGAAGAAGCTGGGCGTCGGGACCAAGGAAGCCGCGCTGCTGAACATCTCCGGCGCCATGGACGGCAAGGACCCGCGCCAGTTCGGCAAGCAGATCGAGCAACTGCTGAGCGGCATCGCAAGCAAGAGCATCCCGGCCGCCGAGGGCATGGAGGAACTGGCGAAGGACTTCGGCGCTGTGGCCGAGGCCGCGCTTGCTGCCGGTGCTGTCGGCGACAAGGCGCTGGTGGGCATCATCAAGCGCTCGCGCGAGCTGGGCGTGGAGTCGCCGGAGATCAAGGCGTTCGTCGGCCAGCAGCTCGG